TTATATGATCATCCCGATAAGTATTTAGACCCTAGTATTGGAGGTAATCCGTATTGTAAGGGTGGTGGAGAATACACTAGAGTCTATTTGACCCATTCTACACATTGGAAAGTTACAAATTCTACAACTATGACTTTTGCATCAAAGGTGGAATACTTAAGAGAAGACGAAGAAATATTAAGGAGGTGGACTTGTGATATTCATCCCAATGATTTTAAAATGTTTATAGATTTGAATGAACAAAAGGGCAGGAATATTATATCTCCTATACCTGCTTATGCTACTCACGGAGAAACACAATGGTTGTCTCCTTTAGTAAATTGGAGGAAGAGTGTTTAGATTTACTTATGATACCAATAAATTTAATTTTAGTGAAAAATTATCTTCTATTTTACAAGTAAATAATCTAGCACATATAACCAATGACATATCTGTATTAGACAGATCTCATGATCAGCTCACTAAACATCATCAACAATTCTATAAACGGATGAAACAGCCTAAGTTTTTTTCTCTTTATGAAACTTTTATACAAGAGTGCGTAAGACCACTATATAATGATAAAATTATAGTACAAAGATATCCAACATTCAGAATATGTTATCCTAATAATGTAGCTATAGGGGAATACCATAAAGATAAAAATTATAGAGATACCAATTGGGCATCACAAGTCAAAGAGCTAAATTTTTTTTTACCCTTTACAAATGCATTTGATAGCAATACTATATGGGTAGAGTCGGAAGAAGATAAAAATGATTTCACGGCTATGGAATGTGATTATGGGGAGTGTATACGCTGGGATGCTTCTAATTTAACTCACGGTAATATTATTAATCAAACGGGCCAGAGTCGTGTCAGTGTTGACTTTAGGGTTATAGAATATCATAATTACGTACCTAGTGAAACAGGTTCTATAAATCAGAATATAAAATTTAAATTAGGAGGCTATTACAAATTATATGATTAGTGTTATTATTCCTACATTGAATACTCCTACAGCGTTAGATTTATGTTTAGAGTCTGCGATTGAAGGACAAAATCAATTCAACGATATTGTCGTTGTCGTCGATGGTGATTTTAAAATCAATGAAAAAGTTTTGGCAAAATATTCTGGTAAAATTCATGCATTAATTCTAGATAAAAATATAGGTACTTCTAAAGCTGTTAATTTTGGAGTATATACAGCAAAATATAATAATATTTTAATTGTAAATGATGATAATGTGTTTCCTAAAGATTGGGATACAATATTATCAAAAATAGATATAAGCAACGCTGTGGTTGCACCTAATCAAGTAGAACCATATAATAGTATATTCCCTCAGTTTCATATCCATGATCTGGGAAGAACAATTGAAGATTTTAGTTTAGAAAAATTTTGGGAGTATGAACTAACTTTACGTCAGGACTTAATCGAAGACACAGGATCTACATATCCTATATATATGGATAAATTTAATTTTTTAAGATGTGGAGGTTTGGATAGTGACTATCCCGGTTTACCGGGTATGGTAGCAGATTGGGAGTTTTTTATGAAATGTGAAATGAACGGATTAAAAATGCTTAGAAGTTACCAGTTATACTTTTATCATTTTGTTTCAATAAGTCATAAAACTCCTGAGCGAATCGCTAAATCACAACAAGATGAAAAAAATTGTCACCTATTCTTTAAGCATAAATGGGGTCAGTTTGCACAACATAATCCGGAAAACAACTCTAAGTTATTAACAAGGAAAGAAAATGCCTAAATCAATTTTAGTTACAGGAGCAGCAGGCTTTTTAGGTTCTCATTTTGTAGAAGAACTATTAGTCAATACAGATTGGAATATTGTATGTCTATGTAGATTAACCTATGTGGGTGATTTGGAAAGACTATTAGAAAGCTTACATGTTAGAGAACATGCAGATAGAATTAAATTAATTTATCATGATTTAAAATTTGAGATTCCTCCTCATATGGAAGAGTCTATTGGTAATGTAGACTATATTGTACATATCGCTGCTAATAGTCATGTAGATCGTAGTATTATATATCCTAAACAATTCTTTGAAGATAACGTAATGGGTACAGTTAATTTATTAGAATGGTATAGAAAAACCAATCCCGATGCTTTATTCATCAACTATCTAACAGATGAAGTTTTCGGTCCTGCTCCAGATAATTATGATTTTAAAGAAGATGACAGATGGAGGCCAAGTAATCCGTATAGTGCAAGTAAAGCTGGACAAGGTGCAGCTGGTATTGCTTATTGGAACACATATAATCTACCTATTATCAGTACTTATACAATGAACTTATATGGCGCAAGACAGCACAAAGAAAAACTTGTAGCTAAAGCTATTGGTAAAATACATAATGATGAGATTATACCTATTCATGCTAAAATGGATGGTGATAAAGTTTTGTATGTAGGACAAAGACATTGGTTACATGCTCGTAATGCAGCTAATGCTACGTTATTCTTACTAAAACATGGTAAGCCTGGAGGACATTATAATGTTGTTGGTGATACAGAACAACACAATGATGATCTAGTCAAAGCCATTGCTGAACTTATGGGCAAAGAAGCACGAATTCAATATGTAGACTGTGATAAGGCTAGACCGGGACATGACAAAAGATATAGTTTAGACGGCTCTAAACTCAGAGATATGGGTTGGCAGCAACCTATTGACTTCCAAACTTCTTTACTTACTACAATTGAATGGATGTTAAATGATCAGTCTAAAAAATATAGTTTCTAAATCCTTAATTGCTTTTGTAGACACACTTGAAGATACACGTAGTGTGAGTCGAGCATGGGAATTTGCTAAATATAATAGTGCATGGGTAGAGGAATTTGATACTGTAGTTTATAGTGTTAATGGGGACAAAGAATATATTGAGGGTTTCAGATTAGAAATCGATAATATATTGAGAAAACCAAAAGTTGAAATATTAGAAAGTGAGAACCTTGGTCATACCTTTGGCACTTTTGATAATGATAGAAAAATTTTTGACTATAGTAAGGATAAGGACTATGAATATATTTGGAAATTTTCTAACGACACAATAGCACAGACCTCTATCTTTGATATACAAATAGATGAATCTAAAGATTTCTTCTATATTAATAATATAGGGTATGCTGCTTTAACAGACACTACAAAAAAACAATTAGCAGCAAATATTAAAGATCAATCATATTTCTATCCACAGACCAATTATTATATTATAAAAAACAAGATATCAAATTGGCATCCTTCATATCAAGAAACAATTGATTTGAAAAGTAAGTTCCAAGAAAAATATAAAGAGAATCCTGGAATTACTCCTTGGGAAGCCATACAAAACTGTGATTGCGAATCTTTTTTGGCTAAGACTATCAAAGAAAATAATTTACAGACATCGCATTTATTATCAGATATTGAAACTGAAAACATAATTAATTTTGTATATACTTATAAAGTTGGAGATGGAAGCCATAAAAACATTATGTACAATAATATTGGAGGGTTGTGTCATTATCATATTATAAATCATCCAGTGGCAAATATATTAACTACAAAACAAACATTTATTACAGAAGAAGAATACGTCGAACAGAAAAAAGAAAATGGAAAGACAAATGATAAGCTTATACTCGACAATAATACCTAATTGTGTGTGGACTGAACCAGACAAATTTGAAGACAAAAGAGGTGTATTTTCTGAAACCTTTAAAAGCTCATCTCTACCTCACTTTAAACCTGTCCAAACAAACTATAGTTTTTCTAAAAAAGGCGTGTTACGAGGCGTACACAGAACTCCTTATGCCAAATTAGTCACTTGTGTCAAAGGCAATGTCTATGATGTTTGTGTGGATTTAAGACCAGACAGCCCAACTTATAACTTTTATTTTGGCTTGATTTTACATGAAACTGTACTTAATAGTCTATATATTCCTCCGTACTGTGGACATGCTTTTATAGCTATGACAGATTCTGTGCTGGTTTATCAACAGGATCACGAATATGACAAAACTATGGATGAAGCTTTCTGCTATCGTGATTATGATATAAACTGGCCAATTCCTCCTACAATTATTTCTGATAAAGATAAAAACTGCTGTGACCGATAATACAATAAAACTACCTGAAAATTTTAGTTGGAAATATTATTTAGCTATAAATAAGGATTTACATTATATAAATACTCAAGAAGATGCAGTAGCCCATTGGCATAGACATGGGTACAAAGATGGTAGAGAATATTGTCCCAAGGAACCATATTCTTTGAGTGTTGAAAGTTTTTTTCTTCCTGTGGATTTCACCTTTTCTGACAACGACACTTATAGAAATATAGATAAGTTATATTGTATTAATCTTAAGGACAGAACTGATAGATGGGATCACCTTAGTGATATATCAAATATAGAGAGATTTAATGCTATTAAAACTACTAATGATATACAAAAGTATCCTGAATATAATTTAGGTTATGACCCTGTAGATCTAGAAGTTGCAATTTATTTTCATATACATAAAGGTGCCTATGGGGCTTATCTAAGTCATTATTTATTATGGAAAAAAATAGTAGAAGAAGACATAGACTATGCTTTGATTATAGAAGATGATGTTTGCAAAGATTCTTTAAGCCATGTATTAAATGCTAGTATCCTTACTGCGAATAACTACGACCTAGTACATTTATCTAAAAGAATAAGATTTGATTTATATAGCAACACTGTATTCGATGGAGCAGAGGCATATTTGTTGTCTAAACATGGAGCAAAAATTTTAATTGCTCTAACACAATACCCTTTTTTCTTTTATAAGTTAGGAGTTCAAAAATTTAACAATTTGAATTATTTTAATTGTAAAACTTATTCTTGGTCAGATAAGCCTTCTATTACTTGTCCTGTAGATAAATTTATAGGATATGCATGTCAAACTGGACTTTTGAAACATTATGTATATCCTGCAGTAGATATTAACAATACAGTAGCTAATACGTCAGACGTAGCTTTAACAGAAGGTACTAATGCTTGGCATTTTGATCAAGATACTATTGTACATTATTCAAAACTATTAGGAGAATATTAATGGATAGGATTGATTGGGTAACTTATTTTATGGGTATTGCAAAAGTGGTTTCTCAAAGAAGTCATGATATACACACACAGCATGGTTGTGTCATAACAGATCAAGACAATCATATTTTATCAACAGGCTATAATGGTTTTCCTAGAGGTGTTGATGACAATAAATTCCCAACATCTAGACCAGATAAGTATCACTGGATGATTCACGCAGAGCGTAACGCTTTAGCTAATTGTCTTACTAGGCCAGAAAATGGTATAGCATACGTTACAGGACAATGTTGTAATAACTGTATAATGGCTTTGTGGCAACACGGAATTACAAAAGTTGTCATGATGGATAGTCACGGAACTAAACTTTTTGATGAAGAAGCACAAAAAATATTTGACATGTTTGTACACCAAACAAAAATAACGGTAGAAAAAGTTAACCCAGACTTTTCTTGGGCAGCAAAAACCTTCGGTGTATAATCTTGTTAAGATAAGTAATTTTTTTCTTCATGGCCTTGCAAACTCTAACCCAATGATTTATCATATGTGTATGACAGAATCAATTCTCTACAGGCCAAAATCATAGAATTTCTAAGGAGCGAATATGTCGGCGTTAAATGAATTACAGAATTATACCTTTGTTAGTAAGTATGCCCGTTGGATAGAAAGCGAAAATCGTAGAGAAACTTGGAAAGAAGCAGTAGATCGTGTTAAAGGAATGATGCATAAGCAATATGCTGATAAAGACGTTTCTGAACAGATTGATTGGGCTTATGACTTAATGCTTAAAAAGAAGGTACTAGGAAGCCAAAGAGCTTTACAATTCGGTGGAGAACCGATTCTCAAGCGTCACGCCAAAATATATAACTGTACTAGTTCATATTGTGATCGTTTAAGATTTTTTCAAGAGTGTTTCTGGTTATTATTGTGTGGTAGCGGTACAGGATTTAGTGTTCAAAAACACCATGTCGCAAAATTACCTAATCTTTCTACGAATAAAAAAGATAAACGTAAAGGTGTAAAATATAAAATAGAAGATAGTATTGAAGGTTGGGCAGACGCTTTGGGTGTTTTGCTGAGTTCGTACTTCAATAAGCCTGCTGAAGAAAAATTTAAAGAATATAAAGATTTGTATATAGTTTTTGATTACAGCAACATTAGAGAAAAGGGTGCTCAATTATCTTCTGGCGTAGGTAAGGCTCCTGGTTTTGAGCCACTACAAAATGGTTTGGAAAAAATTAGAGAATTATTGGAGGTATGTGTTGAAAACAAACAAAAAAAATTACGACCGATCGATGCTTATGATATTATTATGCATAGCAGCGATGCTGTACTATCTGGCGGTGTTCGTAGAAGTGCGTCGTTAGCCTTATTTAGTGCAGATGATGAAGAAATGGCTAAAGCTAAAACAGGCAACTGGTATGTAGATAGTCCACAGAGAGCTAGAAGCAATAACTCTGCACTATTATTAAAAGACGATACTACGTACGAACAGTTTGCAGAACTTATGGAATCGGTTAAAGAATTTGGCGAACCGGGTTTCATCTGGAGTGATTCTACCGAAATGACATTTAATCCCTGTGTTGAAGTTGGCATGTGGCCTGTTGATGAAAAAACAGGAAGGTCTGGTTGGCAAGGATGTAATCTCTCTACTATTAATTGTTCTTCTGTTGTTGATGAAGAAGACTTTTATGAAAGATGTAAAGCTGCTGCTCTTATTGGTACATTACAAGCTGGTTTTACGAATCTAGAATATTTAGGGAATACAACTAATGCTATCTTTGAAAGAGAAGCTTTATTAGGAGTATCCTTAACTGGTATTATGGAAAAACATGAATTAGTACTGACTGAAAAGGTGCTAAAGAGGGGTGCTAAAATCGCTGTTGATACTAACAAAGAATTAGCCAAAAAAATAAATATCAATCAAGCAGCAAGAGTTACGTGTCTAAAACCTGAAGGTACTAGCAGTAGTATGTTAGGTACTAGTTCAGGTATTCATCCTCATCATGCAAAGAGATACATTAGACATGTACAAGCTAATATTTTAGAACCTCCATATTTATATTTTAAAAGCTATAATCCCCAAGCATGCGAAAAATCATCTTGGTCAGCTAATGATACTGATGAAGTTGTCAAATTCCCTATCGAGGTTCCTGATGGTTCTAAACTAAAGAATCAGTTGCCTGCTGTAGAAATGTTGGGTGTTGTAAAAGATGCTCAAAGAAATTGGGTTCACTCTGGGAAAAACAGATCCCTATGCACTCAAGATTTTTTAAGTCACAATGTAAGTAATACTGTTACTGTACAACCCGATGAATGGGAAACTGTTACTAAATTTATTTATAATAACAGGAAATTCTTTGCTGGTATTAGTCTTATTCCACAAAGTGGAGATAAAGATTATCCGCAAGCCCCCTTTACTACAGTCTATACAAGTAGGGAGATAGTTAAAGAATATGGCGATGCAGCGTTATGGTGTTCTGGATTAATTGAATTAGGCTTAAATGCTTTTGAAAATAATCTATGGTCAGCATGCGATTATATCACTCTTAAACAAGAAGGAGAAAAAGACTCAGAGGACAAAAAGTTATTTGCATTAAAAATGCATAGATTTGCCACTAAGTATTTTGATGGAGACTATAAACGTGTCACTTACTGTATGAAAGATGTATATAACTGGAAAAGATATAAAGATCTCTATGAGAGCTTTACAAAAGTCGATTATACACAGCTATTAGAAACCGAGGACAATACCGTAGGAATAGAAGAAATTAGTTGTGCTGGCGGCGCCTGTCTGATTTAATCTTTTGTCCTAGTGAGGTAAAATTTTGAGAAAACGAAAAAAAAGTAATACAAATAAGGGTACTATACATATACAGGGAAATAAAACAAGCAGTGAAAAACCAGAAGATATAGTCATTGGATTTAAGAACAGGTTAAAACCTAGAAGTTTAAACCAAAGAGATTATATAAGAACAGTTGCTGAAAATACTATTTCTTTTTGTCAAGGAGTACCGGGTAGTGGTAAGACACATATCGCTGTAGGTATGGCATTAGAATATCTGTTAGATGAACAAGTTAAAAAGATTGTTATTACCAGACCTATTGTTGAAGCTGGTGAGAAATTAGGCTTTTTGCCCGGTTCAGCAGAAGATAAACTTCACCCATATCTTTTACCATTATTTGATGAAATAGAATATTTTTTACAAATGCATCATTTTAAGAAACTAAAATCTCTTAGGCAGATTGAGATAGTGCCTTTAGGTTTAATGAGAGGACGAAGTTTTCATGAATCATTCATTATTGCTGATGAGTGTCAAAATGCTTCGTACGACCAATTAAAAATGTTGCTCACAAGAATTGGCATAGATAGTAAAATGGTCTTGACGGGTGACCTAGATCAATCTGATCTACAAAGTCCGAGACAGGGTGGTTTACAATCTATTATTGAAAGACTACAGGATGTAGACGGCGTAGGTTTTTCTAAGCTAGAAACATCAGATATTGTTCGTAATCCCATTATAGCTGATATTGTTCATAGGTTATGACAAATCATAAAGATTGTTTAGTCCTAAATGCTGATTATTCTCCAATTGGTATTATCGATTGGAGAAAAGCTATGGTGTGGTCTTTTCGATATACAAACTTTCAATATTCTGGCATAGAAATTATAGATTATTATAATGATGACTATATAATTGGCGTACGTAAACATTTAAAAATTCCTGCTGTGGTAAAAACTGCTAAGTTTTTTAAAGTACATAGTCATAACGTAATATTCTCTCGTAAAAATTTATTTATAAGAGATGATTATACATGTCAATATTGTGGTGCTAAACCTAACATGAATCAATTAACGTATGACCATGTGGTACCAAAATCTAAATGGCCTCACTCTAAAACATCATCTACGTCTTGGACTAACATAGTAACAGCCTGTTTTAAATGTAATTGTAAA